AGCGCCGCTGTCGGGGTCTTCAGGACCGCAGAAAGCATCAGTGCGCCGGCGTGGGTGAAGACCACAGGCGCATACCGGACCTTGGTGGAAACTGTATTTGCGGTCACATTTTGTGACCGCAAAGCCTCCGTTTCGGCCTCCGTGAGGGTGAACATGAAGTCCTCCGGGAACCGTTCCGGATTGCGACTGACCGCTTGGTTCAGCGCCTTGACGCTGGTCCCGTAGACCTCGGCCAGATCGGGCGAGATCAGAAACGGTGCGCGGTTTGGAAGGGTGAAAATGCGGGCTTGGATGCCCGACACGTCGAACAGTGTCGTCATGGTTTGCTCCATCGGTTTCACGGGGACGAGGCCCCCGGGTGTTGCAAAGCCTGCCGATGGACAGACCCCATGCGCCTTTAGGCCGAAGCCCTGGACATGCGCGCATGGCACCCGGAGATGAAATCGCTTCAAGGGAAGCGCCGTCTCGGGGCGAAACCGCCATCGGTAGACCTGTCAGGGCGCTTTGCACGGCGCTGGCTGACGGGACCACCATGAGTCGGTTCGCCCGAAATGTCAAATGCAGGTTGCTCATGGGCCGCTGCCCGGCTTGAAACCCGCCCGGATGTTGGGCGCGCCAGGGCGGCGCACAGTGACCACCGTCGCCCCCTTGGCATCCTGGGCGATCTTGTAGGTCCAGCCCTCGATCACCACACCGCAGGCGCCCATTCCCGCGGCCTTGTCGACGGCGCGCCCGATCTCGTGGCGCAGCGCCTCGACATCGAGACCCTGCACCCGCTCGAGATAGCGCAGCAGGGCGTGGTCGCTGACACGGGTGCGCGAATGCTTCACGGCTCGATCTCCACCCCGGCGCGGCGGCACATTGCCTTGAGGGCGTCGATCACATCGGCGATCTGCGCCCATTCGCGCAGCATGTCGATGTCGGCGGGCACGCTGCCCCAGTGGCGGGCGAAGCGTTCGCGCACAAAGGCGTTCAGCCCGGCGCGGCCCGGGGTCTTGAGCGCCCCGGCTTCGCCCAGCAGCGCCCACAGCTTGTGGGCATAGCGCAGGTCGGCGCGCGGTGCCGGGGCGTGGCGGCCCTTGGCAGCAGGCTTGAAGCCCCGGTTTTCGAGGGCTTTGAGCACCGCCTTGATCTCGCGGTCATCCATGTCCGACAGGCTGGCCTTGCCGGTGATCTGCGCCTGCAGCCCGCGCCGGGTCTCGTCATCGAGACCCAGCTGGCGGCAGCCGACGTGCACCTTGCGGATCAGGGCGGCACTCATGTCAGTGACCCCGGCGCGGGTGCATGCGGATCACGCCATTCCCCTCGACCACGCCGCGCACCGGCAGGGCGGGGCCGGGTGCGGGCGCGGACGCCGGGTCGGGCGTGGCGCGGCTGGCGATGATCCGCGCGCGGATTTCGCCTTTCAGATGCCCCTCGACGGCCAGCGCCGCCGTCGCCGCCAGATCGAGGATCGACACCGCAAAGTCGCGATGTCCGACGTGCAGGAACAGCGTGTCGCCTTCGGGGTTGGTGCGCACATGGCACAGCGTCGAGAGCACCTCGAAGGCGCAAAGGTCGTGCAGCACGCGCGGGCCGGGCTCGCCGGTGGTTTCATAGACCGGCGTCTGGATCAGGGCGATTTCAGTGGGCATGGTCGCTCTCCTCACGCCTTGGCCAGATCGATGGTGATCGCCTGCCAGGGCGCGGTCTGCGTCTGGCGGCGATAGAGGCGCACATAGGTCTTGGACCCGACGACCCGCATCGCGTCGCGGATGGCCCGCATGCCCTCTTGCCAGCGCGCATCCTCGATCTGCAGGCGCAGCAGCATGAAGATCTCGGAGCGGTTGATCTGCCCGGCCTTGTCGGTGTTGAAGGCGCGGGTGACGATGGCGCGGATTTCCGCCCTTGCGTCCGAGGCCCATTCGTTCAGGCACTCGTCGACCAGCGCCTTGGCGACCTGCAGTTCAGGGCCAAAGTCGATGTGGTCGGCGACCTGCACCTGAACCTTCCAGAGCCCGTCATGCGTCATCAGCGTCTTGTTGCCTTTGGCGCCGCCCTTGGACGCGCCGTATTCCTGCGCCAGCAGCGCGTCAAAGCCGCCGATGTCGTCAAAGCTGTGCGCCTTGAACCGGGCGATCTGCTCGGACAGCGCGAGGCCGTAACCGGCCAGCTTGCGCACCACCTCATCCTCGAGCAGGTCGGCGGGCTTGATGGTCTCTAGCGGCACCAGATTGCCCTTGGCATCGGGCAGATAGATCTTGCCGTCCACATCGATACGGGCGTCGGGGATCGGCGCGGGGAAATGTTCAGACATCAGCGGGTCCTTTCAGGGGCTGCAGGGGGGTATCGGCGGGGCGCGGGGTGGCCGCGCCCGGGTGGATGGCACGCAGGCCAAGGGTTGCGAGCGCCCCGGCCATCGCCTCGATCTCGTCGCGGCTCACCAGCGTCGCGCCACGCGGGCCCAACAGGTCGACCTTGCCCATGCCGCGCGCGGCGAGGTCCATCATCTGGTCATAGGTCCAGCGGGGGGCAGTCATTCCGCGCTCTCCGCCGCGACCGGCGCCAGCACGGCTCTGGCCAGTCGATCGAACCGGAACTCGGCCGCTTTCTTCTCGTCGTGGGTGGTCCAGCTGCGCTGGATGAAGTCACGCGACTGCGCCCGGCGCATCGCCACACCGGCTTCGATCACCTCGATCAGCGCGGCCTCGCGCGCGGACGGCTCATGCGACATCGCTCTCTCCCTTGAAGCGCGAACAGGTCTGGCAGGCGCGATACATCCGCACCCGCAGGGCATTGGTGTTGGCAAAGGCGCTGGCCTTGACGCGCCAGGCGTTGCACTCGTGCATCGGCATGGTGCCCAACGCCGGGCACTCCACCGTCTCGGCCAGCAGCACACCGCGCACGAGCTGCTCGACCGTCTGCATCGAGCCGCCATAGCTTTTGCGCAGCACCGTCGAGACCAGCGCCGCCGAGCGTCCCAGACGCAGCGCGACCTTGTTCTGACTGGTCTCGGTGCAGGCATCGGCCAGCGCCTGCACCCAGTCGGGCATGTCGGCACCCCAATGGGCACGGGCGGTGTCGAGGGGCGTCCGGCTCATGCCGCGCCCTCCGGCAGATGGGTGATCTGCTGCAGGTTATCGTCCCAGACCACACGCAACCGGCGCTCGCGCGGGGGGTGGATGCCGGTGTTGCGGATCAGCCGGTAGACCGCCGGGCGCGCGGGGGGCGATGCCTTGCGCACCACCCGCAGATAGCCCGCCCGCGCCAGCATCTGGCAATAGGCCGAGGCGGCGTCCTTCTCGACCGGCACGGCGCAGAGCGTGGCGACATCGACCGGGGCAAAGTCAGACCGCAGACTGCGGATTGCGAACCACATTGCCTCATCAGGGCTGCGCGGCTGCGGATCGACCGGCGGTACCGCGCCCTCGACCACCTTGAACCGCAGGGCATTGGTGCCGCAGCGGCCCAGCTCCGTCACCATGCCCTTCACCTGCCAGCTGCGCACCAGATCGCCGGTGCGGCGCATGTCGATGCGCAGCTCGGCCGAGATCGCGGCATAGCCAAACTCGCCCAGCCTTTGCGCCAACGCCCAGGCAGCGGCCTCCCGGGCGGGGGTCACGTTGCGCGTCGCCATCACGCCACCCCCACGACTTCGGACCGGCGCGGGGTCGGCGCGGTGCCGGTAAACAGGCCGCGCGGGTCGAAATCGCCGCGCCCCATCCGTGCCCTGCCCAGAACCGCTGCGCGCTCATGCACCTGCGCGAGGTTGACGCAGACCCGCCGGGTCGAACCATGCGAGGCCTTGAGCACATCGGCGCGCAACTCGGTCTCGATCTCGACACCCGGCGCATAGATCGGCGCCAAATGGTTCAGGTCGGCCATGTCGGCGGGCTGCACCGCCACCCAGTCGAGCATGCGCCCGTGCACCCGCTCCCATTCGCGCAGCTTCTGCGGCAGCAGCTCCTCGCCGATCAGGATCACCGGTGCCTGGCTGCCCTCATAGATGTCGCGCACGATCTCGACCATGCGGCGGGTGACCAGATGATCGGCCTCGTCGATGATCAACGGCACCCCGGCCATCGCCAGAGCAGCGGCCACCCGGTCGACCATGTCGGCGGTGTTTCCCTTTACCGGCAGGCCCAACTCGGTCAGGATCGCGGTGCACAGGCTCTTCTTCGTCCAGGCGGACTTGACCTGCACCAGCACCCCGCGAAACTTGTTGGCGGCATAGATTGCGGCCGTCGACTTGCCAAAGCCCGACCAGCCGTAATAGCAGGCCATGCCCGGCAGGCCGGGGACCCGGTGCTGCACCCGGTCGATCAGCGCCGTCAGCGCCGCCACGTTCCGCAGGGGCGCGACACTGTTGTAAAGCCTCGTCTCGTCTGTCATTCTGGTCTCCTTGCTACCGCTCTTGCCGCCGGTGGGCCTGCACGCCCCCGGCGGTTCCCTCATCCGAAATACGCATCCCCGAAATCCGACCAGAGCATCCGCTCGGCCCGGTATTCCGGCGTGGATTGATAGACCCTCAGCCATTGCGCCTGCTCAGGCGTCACCTCGGCCCCGGCCTCGACACGCCGCTCCATCTCCAGCGCGCGGGCAAAGCGCTCGCGCGGGGCTTCGGGGGCAGGCTTCGGGGCCTGT